TGCGAGCGACGCGGGAAGCGTCAGGCTCGTCAAGCCCGTGCAACTGGACAGGAAGCTATTGCCGCTCACCGATGCGAGCGACGCGGGAAGCGTCAGGCTCGTCAAGCCCGTGCAACTGGACAGGAAGCTATTGCCGCTCACCGATGCGAGCGACGCGGGAAGCGTCAGGCTCGTCAAGCCCGTGCAACTGGACAGGAAGTTCGAGCCGCTCACCGACGCGAGCGACGCGGGAAGCGTCAAGGACGTCAAGCCCGTGCAACCGTACAGGAAGTTCGAGCCGCTCACCGACGCGAGCGACGCGGGAAGCGTCAAGGACGTGAGCCCCGTGCAATTGGACAGGAAGTTCGAGCCGCTCACCGATGCGAGGTCTCCGTTGAGCCCGGAGAGCGTGACAGCCTTCAGACCTTTCGCACCGGATGACCCGAACACGCTGTCCTCGATCACGTCCGCCTTGATGTCGAGCGATTCCGAGTCGAGCGATTCCAGTGCCTTGGCACCAAGCGTGCGGCAGCGGACGCGCGTCACCCGGTGGTACGTCGTGCGGAACGGGATGTCGGTGATGCGCCCGTCGTACTCGCACATCACGGTGTCGAGGTTCGCGGGGAAATCGTCGCCGCGCGCCTTGTCCGTCGTCACAGTGCACAGGCCGCCCGCGAGCGCGCCAGTTGGCCATGCCATGTTGATCGTCGTCATTGTCCTGCCTCCTCTGTCACCAGATGGTCGCCACGCAGCGGATGTCCTGCGTGGGCTTTTCCGCGCATGTCGCGGTGAGCTCGTTGTTCCCCGTGTGCGTCATGCGGATGCCTGCGAGCGCCCATGCGGCGGCGCTGGACGAGTCGGCGGGGCTGACCCAGTTGTCGCGCCAGTCGATGCCGCCGACGTGCGCGACCTGCGTCATGTCCGTCCAGCCGCTCGCTGTGAGCGTGAACGTGACCTGCCCGGGGTCGTTGTCCCAATGCCAGCAGCCGACCGTCACGTCCACGGTCGGCGCGTCGTTGGAGCATGTGGCGGTGAGCGTGCCGGTGGATTCGTCCACGTCGCACCACAGTCCTGCGAGCGCGCATGCGGTCGCCTCCTCCGGTGCCTGCGGCGGCATGACCGCGATCAGATGCCCCTTGAGCTCCTCGCTGGTCACGGTCTGCTTCCTGCCGCTCCACGCCCCGTAGGGGAGTCTCACCTCGGTGATTTTCGGCGCCTGGGTGCTGGGGCCCTGGAGACCGCCTTCGCCGCGTTCTCCTTGCGGTCCGACGACGCTGCCCAGGTCGTGCGTGGCTCCGTCGGTGAATGTGATGAGCAGGTGCCCCGTGTCGTCGACGCGGGCGCCTGCCATGCCTCCGGTCTCGAGGTTCCTGATGAGCGCCTGCGCCGTGGTTTCGTCGAGGCCGTAGAGGTTGTTGATGGTTCCTGGTTTGTTGGCGTTCTCGCCTGTCCAGATGATGGTCGTGCTTCCCATGCCGTCTCCTTAGAGGCCTATGGCCGTGTAGTGCATGTCGTGGATCTCGATGCCGCCGTTGCTGTTCTTCTCGATGGTGATGGCGGGCTTCCACCTGACTTGCGTGCCTGGCGTGCTTTGGATGACGTGCAGGCAGGATTCGTTGAACGTGAGGCTGAGCGTTATGCCCGTTTTGCCTCGCAGTTCGGCGCGGGTGAAGCCGCTGGCGAACGTGGAGCCGTTGAGGGTGGGCCCCATTGCCACGGCGATGTTGTTGCCTCCGGGGAGGACGCACCAGCTCGTGCACACGAGGAGGAGGCCGCGTTCCCCCGCCTGCGTCGTCACCCAGTCGCTTGGGGTCCAGAACTGGCCTGTGTATGTCCGGTTTTTCTGCTCGGTGAACCCGCCCGTGCTGATGCCTCCGGCGACCTGTCGGTTCGCGACGCTGGTGACGCCGCCTGTGACGTTGGCCGCGCCTGCAGCCTGCATGACCCATGCGAGCGGCATCTGCCATGTGCCTGCCTGGTCTTGCGTCCAGTCGGTCTTCGCTCCGCCGCCGCCGGGACCGTAAGCGAGTTTCGCGGTTATTGCCGTGCCGGTGAGTTCGAGGACGGCGTACACGCGGCGTGCGCTGCCGGTGTTCGCGCTCACTCTGAGGTTGAGCGTGCCGTCGAGCGTGTAGCACACGCCGTCAACCGTCGCGGTGCCTGCGCTGATGCTCACGGTCTGGCCGCTCGCGGTCACATTCAGCCCCGTGTGGACGCGGCTGCCGAAAGCCTGCCGCGCCCATGCGCGGAACTGCGCGAGCGTGATCGCTTGGTCGGGGAACGGGTATGATGTCTCCGCCATCAGAATCTCCTTTCGATCCTGGCTATCCTGTCGTTTTGGGCTTTGATCCGCCTGGCCATGACGAGACGGCTGTCAGATGCGGTCCAGTCGCCGAGCGACGCGGTCTGCACCACTCCGTCGGCGAAGCCCGTGCTGATGCTGGTGACCACTCCCGCGGTCCATTCGCCTGCCGCCATGACTCCGACAGTGTCGCCTGGCGTGGCGCCGCCGATGATCGCGTCGGATGCGACGGAACCGCTGGCGCTCGTCATGTCGCTCCAGGCTTTGGCGACTTCCTGCGTGGCGCGGCTTGCGGCTGTCTCGCCGTCCTCGAGCTGCACGACTTTCGTGACGGCGCCCCACGTCTGTTCGAGGGCCTTGCCACGGTCGGGGATTATTGTCTGCCAGCTTGTCGTGCTCGTGCTGCCTGTTGTGCTTGTGGTCTTGATGATGACTCGCGTGCATGCGGGCGCTTTGCTCGCGGCCGTGAGGCTCTTGAGCGATCCCGTCTGCGTGTCGAGCATGAGGCTTCCGCTCAGGTCGCTGCCCTGCCCGATGGACGCCGCGAGCCTGCCTCCCGTGTCGGTGACGGAGAACCTCCACTGCCGGTTCGCGAGGCTTTGCAAGGATTCGAGCACTGTCTGCCAGTCGGCTGTGAGGGTCGCCGCGCTTCCCGTGCCTTTGACCGTGGGGAGCGTTACGCTCCCCCACCCCTGCCATTGGAGGGATCGCAGCGCCTTGAGCATGAGCGAGTCGCGCGCACCAGTCCACGTCGTCTTGTCCACGGTCTGTTTCGCGATGTCCTTCGACGGGTCGGGGAGCGTCACGCACCGGCCGAGCAGGATCGCGTCGCTCGCGCCGGTGAACGTCCAGTGTTCGCCGAGCTCGTCGTCGCTCCCCGCGTCCCATTCGGCTTGCGTGACCGGCCCGCTGAACACGCGCCCGTCCGGCTGGGTGACGACGATGCCCGCGCCGGGCTGGGAGAGCAGGCTCGCCGCGTCGCTCGACGCGGGCAGTTTCAATGACCATGAGCCGGCGTCGTAGGCTTCCTCGGTGAACGTGAGCCCGGTCATGTCCTGCACGCCGAGAGCCCCGACGCGCGTGAGCGTCCTGTCGCGGATCTCGCACGCATAGTCGGCCGCCTGCCATGTCATCGCACTTGCTCCCTTCTCGGCCTCCACGAGAGAGTGACCTTCGTGCCGCCGGTCTCCTCCGTGCCGTGCAGCACGCTTTGCGACGCGTTCGCCGAGCCGACCCAATCGGCCCACTGTGTGACGCCGTCGAAGTAGCCGGGGTCCTTGCCGAGCGGGTCGTTGGCGTCCTCGATCACCTCGTCGACGATCGCCGGCTTCGGGGTGATCGCGAGCAGCGCGGCGAACCCGACGTTCTGCGGCTGCGAGCCATACCAGCCGATGCGGATCGTCTCGCACCCGTCCTGCACGTCGAACGCGAGGCTCGTGCGCGTCCCGGATTGGTCGGCCTGCCCTGTCATGAGCAGGCCTCCGTCCGCGTCGAGCTGTTCCACGACGAGCGCGCCGCCTGTGGGCGTGCACGAGTCAGTCCCGTCTGTGAGCGTGTTGATGCCGCCGATGCTGGCGGTGAGCGTCTGCTGCGGCCAGCCGTTTGACGGTTTCGCGACAGTCCACCATGCGCAGCGCGGGTGCTGCGCGTCCGTGGCGGCCATGGTGCAGGACGCGGTTCCGTGGCTCGTGCCGGTCGCCACGGTCCATGCGGTCGCGTCGTCCACGGTGACCGCCGCCGCGCTCTTCCTGAGCGCCGGGTCGGTTACCAGGTTCGTTGCGAGGATGAGAGCTGACGCGGCAACGGTGCCTTTCACTCCGCCTGTCAGCGTGGCCACGATCCTGTTGTCGCCAGGGTTGACGGACGGGAAGCGTGGCGCGGGCGCAAGCGCACCCCAGGAGCTCACGCCGTCGAGCGTGACCTGCGGCATCCTGCCGTCGGGCTGGGTGACCGTGAGCACCTGCCCGGCCGTGAGCGCCTTGCCCAGGCTGAACCCCCTGCCGTTGACAGTCACGCTTGCCGTCGCCGCAGGTCCTGTGATGCGCACGTCGATGGGCGTGGGCGCGTCCGTCTGGCTGCGCACCGTGTGCTCGCCTATCGCGCTGCCGCTCGCGACATGCAGTCCTGCGAGGTCGGAGAGGAACGCGACGGGCTCGTCCCTGACGGTGAGCGTGCTGACGTTCCGCGCGCCCTCCCACCACGGTTGGGGTGCCGTGAGCGCGAGATCCACGAGCGTGAACCGGTGGTTCTCCACGCCCGCCGACAGCTCGCCCTCCAGCCCGCTCTCATAGACCGTGTTCAGCCGCCAGCGGGACGAGCCGACCACGGCCTGCACCTCGCAGTCGCCTGCCGTGACGATGGCGCGCAGTCGGCCAAGCGTCTCACGCTGCCTGTCGAGGTCGCCCCATATGGCGAGCTTGAGGAGGAGCGGGCGGGTCTTGGCGCGGCTGTTGATGAGCCTGCCGCCGTCGCCCGCGCCTTCCTGGAAACGCACGCTGCGCGGAATGCCGAGGAAACCCGTGGAGCCTTCGAGGAGAGTCACCCCGGAGCCCGCCACATGGTCGCCGGCCGTGAGGTCGAGCGAGTCGCCGGCGCTCTGGCTGAAGAGCGTGACGCTCACGTTCCCGTCTCTTCTCATGCTGCCTCCTTAGATCCCGAGCAGGATCGCCTTGCTGCGCTGCGCCGCGTCTGTCAGCTGCTGTTCCGCCGACAGTCCGGGCGTGGCGTAGTTCTGGTAGTTGAGCGTGATGCCGCCGGCGCCTGCGGTGGCCGTGGCGAGCGTCGGCGTGGCGCTGCCGATGCCGCCTGCCGTGGGCATGCCGATCGCCGGGGCTTGCACGGCGATGATCTGGCCGAGCACGCTTTCCGTGGCCTTGCGCACGCTCCTGGCTTCGTCGGTGATGCCCAGGGCGAGGCCGAGCGTGACGTACCTGCCGACCTCGCGGCGCATGACGCGCGACGGGCTGTGGATGCCGAGCACGCCCTCCGCCCAGTCCTGGATCTTGCCGCACGTGTCGGAGACGGTGTTCTTCAGGCTGTCGAACTTGTCCGTGATGCCGCGTTTGAGACCTTCGATGATCTGCCCGCCGACGTCGCGCAGCCAGTCGCCCGCGCCCTTGAACGCCCCGAGCACCTTGTCCTTAACGCCGCTGAGGGTGTCGGCGACGTGCTGGACTGCGTTGCTGGCGGCGTTCTTCACGCCGTCCCACACGTTGCCCCACCAGTTGGCGATGGGGTCGAAGATGCTGTGGAACGTGTCGCTGATCGCGTTGAGAACGTTGTCCGCCGTGCTTTTGATCGCGTTCCAGATGGTGGAGAACGTGTTGGACACCCCGTCCCACACGCCCGACCACCAGCCGGATATCGCGTCGAACACGCTGTGGATGGCGTCGCTCACGTCCGTGGTGACGGTCTGGGCGATGCCCGTGATGTCGTTCCAACGGTCGGAGAACCAGCCGCTGATGCCCTGCCACATGCCCTGCCACCAGGTGACGAGCGGGTCGAACCAGCTGTGGAACCAGTCGGAAACGGCTTGCACGCCTGCGCTCACCGCGTTGGTGATCGTGTTCCACACTGTCGTGGCGACGTCGCACATGACATTCCATGCGGTGACGAGGCCGGCTGCGACGACGATGCCGATCCAGTAGAGGGCGTGGCCGATGGCCGCGAAAATCGGTTCGAGCACGCCCCAGACAGTGTTCCATGCGGTCGTGACCGCATTGCAGAGCGCGTTCCACGCTGTGCCGAGCGTCGTCGTGAACGTGTTCCACGCGGACGACACGGCGCCGCTCACGTTGTCCCACAGGGTCTTGATGCCTGTGAGCATGCCGTTCCACGCCGTGCTGACGGCGTTGCAGAAGCTCTGCCACGCTTTCCTGCCGGTCTCGGTCTTCGTGAAGAACCACACGCCGGCGGCGATGACTGCGGCGATGGCGACGACGATCCATGTGACCGGGTTCGACAGGATCGGGGCGAGCGAGCTGAACGCGCCGCCGATCGCGCCGCCGATGGTCGCGAGCTTTGGCCCGATGACGGCGCCGGCTTCGCCGAGCGCCTCGGGGATGAGGCTGATTGCGGCGCCGAGGTCCTTCACGCTGCCGATGGCTCCGCCGAGCGCGGTGGCGATGCCCGCGCCCTTGATCGCGTCGCCCAGCCCCTTGAGACCTGTGCCCATGCCCATGACGGCCATGAGCCCGCCGCTCAGCCCGTTGCACGCCACGCTGAATGCGTTGAGCGCGGTGGTGACCGCGCCGATGGTCATGTCGAGGCCCTTCCAGCTGATGAACGCGAGGCCGACGGCGGTGATGGCGTTGGCCACGCCCTGGCTGTGCTGGTCGACCCAGTCGGAGAGGCGTGTGAGCGCGTCGGCGAGCCTGCCGAGCGCGTCCACGCTCATGCCTGCGATGGCGTTGGCGATGTTGCCGATAGCGTCCGCCAATGGCTGGAGGTTGCGGCTCGCCATGTCGGCGAACGCCTTGGCGACGCTGTCCACGGCGTCTATCGCCGCGCCGAACGCGTCGCCGATCTGCTTGCCGAGTCCCGCCCAGTCGAAGCCGGGCTGCGTGTTGAGCGCGTCCAGTGCGCTCCACACCTTCCACGTGATGTCGTCGAACGCCTGTGCGACGGTATGCGCGACCTGCCCTATCGCCGTCCACATCGAGGAGGACGCGACGCCGGACAGGAAGTCCATGACTGCCTGCTTCACGGTGTTGACGGTGATGCGCAGCTGGTCGAAAACGCTCGCCAGGTCGTCCACGGCGTTGCCGCCGCTCAGCCCCTCGAGGCTCAGGCTTATCGCCTGCACGGCGAGGCGGATGCCGTTCGCCACGTCCGCCACCTTGTCGGAGAGGAAGCGGAAAGCGTTGGCGAACGCTGTGACGACGGGCTGGCTTCCTGTCATCGCGGTCACGCTGTCCATGACGCCGGATGCCGTCTTCCTGAGCATGCCCCATGCGTCGCCGAGCGCGTCACGCAGGTTCGTGACGGCGTTCGCGAACGCCTTGAAGCCTGCCGTCTGTTTGACCTTGCCGGCGAGATCCGTGACGGCGGCGCCCATTTTGTCGAACGCCTTGCGTGCGACGGTCACGGCTTTCGCCGCAGCGTCGCCCATGGGCCCGAACTTGGAGCTGATGCCGTTGATGGCGCCGGCGATCCTGTCCGTGCCGATGGCCTCGATGACCTTCTGCATGGCCTTCGCGACGCGGTTGCGCACGTTCTCCACGGCAGTGCCGATGCCCTGCGTGGCGGCCTTCGCCTGGTCGGCGAAGCTCGCGTACTGGCCGAGCCCCTGCTTGTCCAGGCGCATCACCGCCTGGTTGAAGTCGTCGAAGCTGACCGTGCCGTCTTTCATCGCGTCGTACAGGTCGTTGCCGTTCTTCCCTGCTCCGAGCATGGCTTCGGCGATCTGGTTGAGCTGGCCGGGCATGGCCGCCTGTATGCTGCGCCAGGCGGCCATGTCGACCTTCCCGGCGGCGAGCATCTGCGTGTACTGCGTGAGCGCGTTCTCCTGCTCGGCGATGCTCGCGCCGCCTGCGAGCATCGCGTCGTTGAACGCGAGCGAGATGTTCGTCGCCTCGTCGAGGCTTTTCGTGAGCGGCGCGAGCTGCTGCACCATGCCCGCCATCGCGCTGGACGTTGTTGGCAGGCCGTCGAGCGCGCTGCTGATCTTGCGGATGCTTGCGCCCGCGTCCTCGGCGGAGTACCCGAGGTTCTTCATGACCTTGGGGAAGTTGTTCATCTGGTCGGCGCGGCTGATTGCGCTGCCGATGCTGCTGCTGACGGCGCTGACGGCCTTGCCGACGACGCTCTGCACGGCTCCGGCAATCGCGCCAGCCTTGGCGGACAGGCCGGAGAGCATGCCGCTTCCGGCTTTTCCGCCGGCGCTCTTGCCGGCGTTCTCGGCTGCGGAGTCGAACGCGTTGGCGATGGCCTTGCCCACTCCGGAGAGGGATGGCACGACCTGCACGTAAGCGGTCGCGACTGTGATTGCCATGATTGCCTCCTAGGTCATGTGCGCGGGCGACTGAGGATGTCGTCGATCTCGCTCGTGCTGAGCGCGACGCGCCCCGCGTCCACCCGTTCGTGCCTTTCCCAGGGGCGTGGGATGCGGCCGCGCCATTTCGCTCCCCTGTGGCTGGCTTCCTTGGTCTTGCTCCACGCCGTGAAGCCTGTCGCGTCTGCTATCTGGGCGAGCAGGAGAGTCTGCATGTCCCATTCTGCGCGCGGGTCGATGCGCCGCCACACGAGCGCCTGCTCGGGCAGGTTCGCGGCTAGGTCGGCGGCGCGCCGGATGCGCAGCCCGTGCCCGAGCTCGTCGAGGTCGAGCCCGTAGAAGCGTTGCATGTCGGCGCGCAAAGCGTCAGGGCATGCGTCGAGCATGCCCATGAGCGTCAGGATTTTGGGGCGGCCTCCTGGAGCACCTGTTCGACGAACTTCTCGACGGTCTCCATGCTCGTTCGCCCGGTCTGCGGGTCCTTGAGCGCCTGGCTGATCTCATGGACGCTGAGCCCGGTCAGGTCACGCAGGAACGGGACGATGGCGAACGGGTCGCCGCCCTCGTTCGCGTGCTGGAGGTTCCACAGGGATTCGATGAACTCGAGGTCGTCGAATCGTGACACGTCCACGTCGAACTCCAAGCCCATGACGTTCATGTGCCGGGGCTTGTCCGGCGGCTGCACCTTGGGCTTGTGGTCTTCAGTCTGCTTCCTTGCTGTCATTGCTTCCCCTTTGGATAAGTGGTGCCGCGCCCCCTCGTGAGGCTGGGTGCGCGGCGAGCGTCCGCCCGTCCTGTGTCAGGACGTGGCGGCCGTCGTGGATGTCGTGGATGCGGTCGCGATGTACTCGCGGCTCGTGTCGCCGTCGATGAGCGGCGACGGGTTCGCGGTGAACGTCAGGTCGTAGACGATCGCGTCGCCGCTGTCGTACTGGGTGTCGCCGATCTCGGTGAGGACGGCGTCCGGGATGACGATGCGCTTGACTCGGTTGCCGGTGAGAAGCAGTTCGAGAACGAGCACGAGGCTCTCGCCCTTGGGCATCTTGTGGCGGATCTCGAGCGCATCCGTGCCGGTCACCGCGTCGGTGCCGTAGCGCAGCTTCATCGCGTCGGCGTTCGTCTCGAGGAGCGACAGCTGGAACGTCTCGCTGTAGCTCGTGATCTCGTTGAGCACCTGCGTGCCGTTCATGTCGTTCACGCTCGTCGTGTCCGTGTCGACGCTGTTCGTGACGCCGTCCTCCGACGTGTAGCCGGGCGTGCGGTACGCGTCCGGCAGCGCGGTGGTCGCGTCTGTCGGCAGCTCGGTGCCGGACGGCGCCCACCACAGCAGGCCGGTGGCCTTGCTGCGTCCTAGCGACACGTTCGCCTTGTTGACGGTCTTTCCTGAAGTGTCAGCCATGTTTCCTCCTTGGTCGCTTCAGATTCTGAGAATTCCTGCGGGTCATGCGCGGGCGCGCACGGCCTGTATGTTCGCCTGGTACCGGGGTCGTTGAGGCGGCCCCGGGTCAGGGTTCGGGTAGACGCTGAGGACTTCCACGCGCGCGATGTCAGGCTCGCCCCACATCTCCTCGAGACGCGGCAGCACGAGCCCCATCATCCAGTTGCCCGCGTCCTGCAGCGTGGGCGCTGTCACCTTCACGGTGAGGGTCGCCGTGTCACGCCAGGGTTCGAGCGAACCGCCGGCACGGCTCACGGTGGTGAAACCGTCGGCCGTGCCTGCATGCGGTTCGACGCACGCGGCTGGGCATGTCCCGGCGATGGCCTTGTCGGCGTTGAGCCATTCGCAGCATTCCACTTCGATGAGCTTCACTGCGTGCCCCCGACGGCGGCCTTGAGGAGCGTGTCGTTCTCCTGGTTGTCGAACATCGCGTCCACGCTCCCCGTCCCGTAGTGGCCGGTCGTGGCGAGCGCGACGACGCCCTGCTTGGTCTGCATGGCGGGCACGCCCGCGTAGTGCGCGGCTTCGCGTTTCTTGAGACGGTTGGCGCGGTCCGCGATCTGCTCGGCGGCTTCGGTGACCGCCTGGCGGGTCTCCCCGCTCTGGCGGATCGCTTTGAATCCGGCGTAGTTGAGTTTCACGTGGCTTTTGCCCATGTCAGTCCTCCTCGCGTGTGATGGTGACGGCCATCGGGTGGAATCCGGTGGGTGTCATGCCGCCGCCTGTGGTGGGCTTGGGGTCGCCGACCACGTGCCATGCGGTGCCGTCGCCTGTGGTTATTGTCGCGCCTTTGAGGCTGCGCGCCTCCCATGAGCGGCTGATGTACAGCGTGCGTGTCATGTGCGTGCCGGTGGGGCGTTCCGCGTCGCTGGGCGTGCTCTGCCCGCTGTCGGTGAGGATGCCTGTCGTGGCTTCCACGGTCGTGCGGGTCAGGTGCTCGCCTGTCGGCAGGAGCGCGTCGAGCGTGGTGCGGGTGCTGATGGTGATCGGTTCGCCGGTGATCATTCCACGCCGCCCATCGGGATCGTGAATGCCGTCTGCACGCCGATGCCGAGCGCCTGCTTCTCGGCGCGTGTGAGCCACAGGCTTCCCGCTCCGCCGCCGTCCGCCGAGCCCCATGTCATGCTTTCGCTGACGGGCCCGACGCTTTGCGTGCTCTGGGTGACGCCGCTCATGCCTGTGCCGGCGTCCATGCAGCGGATGACCATCGCGCACGTGATGCGCGTGAGGGTCTGTGCGCTGCATGACTTCCAGCGGCTTCCGGGCTGGGTGCGGATGATGTCGCTCGCGTCCGCGAGCAGGCTCGCGGCGCGCGTGGTCTCCTCGGTGGTGAGGGTGCGCCATCTGGCGGCGAGGTCGGCCGCCGTGGCGAACGCGTCAGTGTCTGCCATCGTCCGCCCCTACTATCACTCGCCGGTGGAGCCCGCTGCGGCCTTCACGATGGCGAAGCGCGCCGGGTCCACGTACCAGGCGTACAGCATCTCGAGACGGTAGGCGACCTGGTTGTGGCGCTTCAAGTCGCCCAGGCCGTCGGGGTCGCCGTAGGTGATGGCCTCGAGCGGCAGGGTGCGCTGGATGCCCCAGTAGATGCCGTTCTGGAAGTCGCCGACGATCGCCTCCACGCCGGTCGCGGTCTTGGCCTCCGGCGCGTTGACCGTCGTGGTCACAGAGGCCGGAGTGCCCTTGAACGCGGTCACGTTGGTGCCGTAGCCCAACTCCGGGTAGAGCGGGTGGCCCTGCTTGTCACGGGTCGTGGCGAGTGCGAAGGCCTCGGGCTTGCTCAGTGCGATGCCGTTCACGTCGTAGCCTTCGCCGTCGTTGAGGACGAGGCCGATGGCCTTCTCGATGTCCGCGTCGGCGTCGCCCGTGTCTGTCACGGTCTTCGTGGTGGCGGTCAGGTAGTTCGTCCAACCGGTCATGGCCGCGCCGGTGCTCGGGTTGAGGCGGTGGAACACGCCGAGGTCGAGCGCACGGGAGAGGCTCACGGTCGCCGCATCGGCGACGGCCTGGTACACGCCCTTGAGACGGTCCTCGTCCGCCCAGAGCACCTCCTCGTCAAAGCGGACGGTCACCTGCGCCTTGTGCGGGACTGCGGTCACCGTGCCGAACTCCACGTCTGCGGGAGACTTCTCCGCGCCCTCCTCCACGAATTCCGCGCGCGGATGCTTCGTGAAAGTCACTACCTGCGTGTCGCCAAACAGAAGCGGCTTGCTTGCGGACAGGGCTGCGACGGCCGAGCCGGTCTGCACCTTGTCGATGATCTCCTGCGCGAGGTTCGCGGGCAGCTTGAGCGCGCCCGTGGTCACTGTGGTTGCCATTGTGGCTCCTTAAGGTTGTGCGTCCGGCTATGCGCCGGTCGCGTTGCGGTTTACTTGGGACATGAGCTCGGCCTCCGTGCTGGGGCGTGGCTTCGAGGGTTCGCGCGACTGGTCGCCCATGCCACGTCCCGACGCCTTCGCATACGAATCGAGCGTCTTGGCGACATACGAGGCGAGCGTCTTGGCGGCCTCGGTGAGCGTGTCGGCGGTGTCGGCCTTGAAGAGGCGGAGCACGTCCTCGGGCGTGCCTGTGTCCTTGCTGACCCGCTCGACGGTGTCCTTCCACTCGTTGGCGGCGTTCAGCTCGTCCAGCTGCTTCTGCAGTTCGTCGGCCTTGGCGGCTTTCTCACGCAGCCCGTCGGCCTCGTCGGCCTTATCGCGGTTGGCTTTGGCGAGTTTCTCCCACTTGCGCGCCTGCGCCTTCCAATCGATCGCCGTGTCCGGCTGGGTGGCTTCGGTCTGCGTGGTTTCGGTTGCGTCGCCGTGCGGCTCCGTCTCCGTCACCGTCTGCTCTGCCGTCGTTGCTTCGGCTTGGTTCTCGGCCATGTCATGTCCTTCCTGACTTTGGTTCGCGCCCATGCGGGCGCCATTGCGCCGGCCATGCGGCCGCACGCCATCGGGCCATCCCCGGATTTGCACCGGGACGCGGGGCCATGGGCAACCCCGCGCGCACTCCACGACAGCCAAACACCCCGCCACACGGGGCGGGGCACGGTGTTTCAGGACTCCCCGCGGCCGTCGGCGACGAGTTCCGCGGCGCGGTCGCCCAGGTGGAAGCGGAGGCGCTTCATCAGCACGTCCGCGTACTCGCGGATCGCATACTCCTGGTCGGACATGAGGTCCTCCTCGCCGGACTTGCGTTCAGGGCCATCATTTGCCGCTGCCGCGGTGGCCTTGGGCGGCTTGGGCGGTTTCCCGCCGCCTCCTCCCGCTTGCGTGGCCGGGGAGTCCGCGACGCCGCCCTGCGCGCGCATGCGCGCGAGCACGTCACGGTACGACGCGCCGGAGGGAAGGCCACGCGCCGCCTCCTTGTACAAGGCATCCAGCCGCTCGGGATCGTACCCGCTGAGCTTCGCCTCGCCCCACGACGGCACCGGCTCACAATCACAATGCGCGTGATACACGTTGCCAAGGCCGCCGCCCGCCGCATCCTCCGATGTGTAGACGAACCCGCGGCCGGCGAGCATCGTGCAGAACGCGCACGTCACGCGACCGCGCGGCACACGCGCCCACCTCGGGCGCGTCGGATCCGCGGCGATGTTCGCCATCTGCTGGCGTTGCGCCGCATGCGAGGCCATCTGCCGGAGGAAATCCGCGTACGCCTGCTGCATGTCATCCGGATTGTTCGAGACGGCCTTGGGCAGCAGGTCCATGATGGTCACGCCGCTGCGCGCCCTGCCTGCCATCACCTGCCCGTACGTCAGGCCGTTGTAGTCCGTGTTGCTGAAGCCTTTTTGCACGTCCCACATGACGCGCGTCCAGTCCTCCCGGTTAGCACCGGCGAAAGACGGGAAGTCGGTTCCCGCGGCCTCCTGCCACGCGGCGCGCTGCACGGCATAACGCGAGTCTGCAGCCTCCTGCGCGAGGCTGACGATGTCGCGCGCCGCGTCAGCGATCGCATCCGGGTCCGTGTATGCGAGGGAATGCTCCGTGTCGTCCGGGTCGAACAGGTCAGAGACCAGATCGTCCACGTAGTCGTCGATGGCCTGCATGGTCTTCCGGTAGTCGCCCTGGGATGCGGCCAGCTCCGACTCGAGCGTCTTGCGCGCGTCCGCGGTCAGGCTCAGGTGCGTCCAGTCCGCCATCGCACGCCTCCCCCACGTTCCTACTGTTGGCTGTCATCACGCAGCGAGACGGGCACGAGGCCCGTGAAGTCGATGCCGGTGAGGCCGAGCTTCGCCGCCGCGCTCTGCGGGCTCACGCCCGCGCGGATAGCGATGCCCAGGGCGTCAAAAGCGGTCTTGAGCTTCGCCGCGTCGTCCGCCTCCCCCCACGTCGCCCGTGGATTCGGGAGACGGAGTTGGCTGCGTGTCCGGCTGCTGCGAAAGACCAGACCCAGACGCCGCCTGCGGCTGTTGCGCGCCGCCCTGTGCGATGGACTGGCGTAGAGCGTC